CGGCAAAAGCGGTAGCAAGAGAAACTTGCATTCCCTGCTTGTATAGTTTAGCAACGTCAAGAACCTGATCTACGGCTACCTCGCCGAAATCTGGTGTGAAGGTCAATTCAAGACCATTCATTGTATAGCCAACATTTGTAAAGTCTGGGTCTGCAGAAAGTGTAGATTTGTAAGACTCTGTAGCAACAAATGATGGAATTGCTGTTGCACCTGTTGGTGTAAGTTTGTAGTCTGCAACGAAAATTGCTGCTGCACCTACGATAATATTTGTAGACGTACCACGTGAATATGCCATTTTTAACTCCTTTTTTCAATTTTTTTTCTATATTAAGTTATCAAGACATTATTAGTGCCTTCTCTAAACTATTATATCAGCCTTTTTATGTATAATATGGGGCTAGGTCATTTATAGTATGATAGTCATACTCAATAATAAACTTATTCAAGGTAAGCCCACGTAGGGAAGATAGTTCTGTTAGGTCTCTAACTTCTTCTAGTTGGTAGACCTTTATGTCATGGAAATAGACATTTCTAATCAAAGGCACTGATAAATCTAAAAGAGGAGTTTCTCCATCTTGTTTTTTCATTGTCCATCTATTTAGGTCTTCGGCTGCTGCATCTGCTCTATCTAGTAATTGAGATAAAATTGTGCTAACATCTAAAATTTTGCTGGGAGTTGAATATACATAATACAACAACTGCTCACACTTAAGAGGATACAAAGCACTTCTCCTATATCTAAGAAGTCTATCATATTGAACAATTACGTCTGGCTGTGTATTTAATGCAATTCCTTCATCATCATATTGTGTTGGTATGTCTACTCTGTTTTTACTTAAATCATCAATTGCTGCTGCGTTAGAAGGTATTGTTAAAACACTAAACCCGTATTCATTTAGTGCTGCTTGAATATAAGCATTTATCCAAACTGGTGGGAAAGGTAAATTTATTACGTCTTTAGTTGCCATTTTACTCTACCCCCACATTAATGTTTGTAATCCAACGATAGCCAACTTCTCTACCCTTTGTTTTTCCAATTTTTGATCCTGCTCTTAGATTGCTTTTGTATGCTCTTGGATTGCTTAAGTGGTCATAAATTCCAGAAGCCCTTAAGAATGTTTGTTTAAAATAATAATTCATAAAATTGTCAAATGTTTTTTCATAAGAACCTTGAACCCAGTCTCCTCCAGGATTTGAAACATTAACTGGATTTTTTGTAAAAATTTGTTCTCCACCAACATCAAAAGAAAGCACAGAAGCATTTCTTGGTTTAATTACAACTGGTTGACCATACTCCATAATTCTTGCCTTGTTGTAAAATGGAACTGAAGAACCTTGTTTAATTGATGTTGATTGTTTAAAATTAGAAACAATAGATAACCCTAAATTGCTTACGGTGTGGTCAACTTGAAAAAGCCTTTTAGATGCCATTCCAACCTTGCCCCATTCATAAACGTGGTGCATAGACATTGGATCCATTCTTGCATTTGCATCAACAAACATCTTTAATGCCTCTACTGTTTCTTTTCCTAAGTTATTTAAAAATACCGTTTTTCCTTTTTGCATTCCTTCAAAAAATCCAAAGGAGTAATTAACAATATTATTCATCTGTTTGGCAAATTTTTTATCATCAAATTTAACTTGCATTAGTCAGCCCCACTTTGGTTTTCTGTTCTTCGTAAAACAACTTTATAATAATCTATTGTACCGAAAGGGTTTACAACTGGATCGTAGGTGGCAATTTCATAGATTGTGCCCTTTCCAGAACGTTCTCCAGAAGTTTCTTGATATATAAGTTCATCCATACTGTTTCTTATGTTTGTAATAATAATGTTTGTAAGTGAGTTGTTTTCTTTATTTGTTGACTTACGAATGTCATTTTTAATTCTTCCAATAAGCATGTTTTCATTTTTTGTAAAAACTTTTGCCTTAATATCTTCTGCTAATGCAGTTCCGCCTGGAGTAAAATTAACAATAACGCTTTTGTCAAAAATCCAATTCTTTAAACCAGAGCCATACATATCACGCTCAATAGTTGGATAGTATATATCTGCAATCATTGGATACAAAAAGTCTGTTGCTTCGCATGACATTACAAGACTCCGATTTTAACTCTGGAATCTGCTATATACTTTGAAAGGATTTTGTCAACTAAAAGATTTCCAGTACCATCTAATATTGATTTATGAAACTGAAGTTTAAATTGATCTGTATTATAAGTAGTTACATATCTCTTATAATAATCAAGTTTGCCACAACGAATGTCGTCTATTAACATTAATGTTGCTTCTTTAATGTCAAGAGGAACTACTTTAAATCCCGTTTCTAAAACAAAAGTAAAGTCTGATTGGTTGTCAAAGGAGTTGCCGTAGCCGATTGGTCCAAGCCAGTCTGACTGGGCAGTTGGCAAAAACAAAGGAGCCTGCTCTGATCTGTTATATTCTTCTCCTGGCAAATCTTTAATAACCGCAGTTCCATTATCACTTAACTTAAAAGTAATTCCAAAAATTGCTGGGGTTGCTAGACTGCTGTCATAGTGAAGAATGTTGTCTTGATATACTTTTAAAACTTTATGACTTTTATAGTTAATTGGTGCATAGTCAGTTCCAAGTCCTACATACTCAATTATTTTCTTTTTATAATAAAATCCCTCTTCAAGAACTGCGTCAATAATAGATCTTGCTAAAAATTCTTGTTTTTTATATTCTGCAATTTCAGTTGCTGTAGTTGCTAAATCATTTGGATCAGCATATGGTCTATAAATTTCAAGGCTATCTTGAACAACAATGTCTGCGCCTGCTCCACTTTCGGCTTCATAGATTGTAAGGGTATAAGATCCATCATATTTTACGTAGTCGTCATCTAAAACATAAGATACTTTTTTGTTGGCATTTGAAGTAACTTCTTCTTCAATTTCTGTAAAGTCTGGGCTTTCAATAACTAATAAATAATCAGCATAAGCACTTGGAACATCATAGGTAATAGTGATTGGGTATGGCGGAAGTCTTAGTACTTGCATTATTTAATACCGTAGTGCTTTGCAAGTTCTAAAGCGCTGGCCTCTCTAACTGATTTGTGTTGTAAGTATATATCAACAAACTCTGTTTTAACAATATTATAGCCTTGATCTATGTGTCCATACTTATCAAAATAAAGGTTTTTATCAGAGTAGATTACTGCCTGACTGTTTTGCTCTTTTACTTCAACAATCTTTTCTTGAGTTGTTTTCTTTACAGTTGACATTTTACTCCTTTGTTATTATTATATCAGATTTAATTAAAAAGGGCAGAGAACGAATCCCCTGCCCTAGATAATTGCTTAATGATTAGGAAGCAGCAATGTCCTTGTAGGCAATTGCATCTTCTTCTTCAATTTGAACACCAAAACGTACGAATACGGTGTATTCAATTGTATCTTTCTTTGGAACATATTGACGATTGACGGTAATATCCCGTTGGAATCCCCAAATACGGTTCTGTGGGAAAGTAAGATCGACATAATCTGCTGGGTAGTAAGGAACTTCCATTACGTCAACGCCAAGTACACGAGTGGTACGGGCTCCTCCGAATGTTTGTCCTACGCCATCAAGATAGTCTTGACGATTTGCTTGTGTGCTACCGTTACGGCTTGAGAAAGCCTCAGAAATAGCATCTGCAAGAGTACCGTTGTTACGTACGATGCTTTGGAAAACATCTGTACCTGCATAGAACTTAAGATTGTTCTTAAGTGCACGATACTTACGTGGCATTGCATTGATAATGCCTTGCATAACTGGAGTTGTCCAGTTATCGCTTGTAACTGCTGGAAGAACTGAATCGTGTGCATCTCCATTAGTTGTAGTTTTCTTAACAAAGCCTTCCATAATAGAAAGGAATGATCCTGTTGAACCATCTCCGTTAATAGCCAAGTCTTCGATATCATTACCGAATGCGTTGGTCATCAAACGAACAAGATGATCTTCAAGAGCAGCACCTTCAATATTATCTTCTAGACCTTCTGATGTAACTTCCCAATCAAGACGAATCTTTTTGGTTGTTAGTTCTACTTTAGAAAAAGTAGCACCAGCGTTTGTATATGCACCACTGCCTTGAGCAGCAGCACGAATTACACGCTCACCAACGTTAACTTTTTCAAGTTCCATTGTATTTGCTCGCATTGTAACTCTACGTCCGTCTTTTGCAAGAACAGTTGCATCCCAAACATAGTCAATAAATTGACGAGCCTGCTCAGGTCGTAGAATTCCACTACCTGCTGCACCCGAAGGATTTACAGCGTTTGCTCCGGTTGTGATTCCGGAAAGAGCGGTAGGAATATTTCCTATAACTCCTGATGCTGGAGTTGATACCCCACCAATTCCACCGGAGGCAAATCCACCCTCAGCGTTATAAGCGCCTGGTACGGAAACTCCTGGTTGATTTTTAATGATTTCTTCTGACATATTGTTCACCTCCAAGTGAATTTCTACTTAAACAGGTCGGAGTCTGTGAGGAACCGTCCGCCCCATATTGATTTTTGAACCATCTCTGGTTCCTGAACAATCTCACCGAGATCGCCAGACTTGCGGAAAGCGGTGTCTTGCTCTACAGCATCCACTCTCTTTCCAAATTCATTGTAAGAATCCTTAACTTCTTTAACCTCACCGGAAATGTTTTGGATTGACTTACTTAGATCAGCAATTTGAGCCTGTAGGTTTAATACAGTCTCTTCATTTAATGATTTAACCATTGCTGTTAGATCGCCAAAGGCATTAGCAAGAGTATTCTTGATTTCAGCAATTGCTTCAACTGCAGTGTCATCAGATTTAGCGATCTCTTCTGTTTTTTCAACAGTCTCGACAACTTCTTCTGATTTAACAATCTCAGTTTCAACAACTGCCTCATTTGTTTCAACTGCAACAGTTTCTGCAACTTCAGCATCTACGCTTTTAGTTACAACTGTCTCAGTTGCCTCTGGTACGACCTCAACATTATCAACAACGTTTGTTGTCTCTTCTGTCATAGGACTTACCTCCTTTTGCATCTTAATTGCACTAATGCCTTTTGCACTATCAACTAAGAACTTTATCATTTTATCTTTGTCTGTATCAGACTTTTCAACAAAACCTATATTTTTCATCTGACTTCCACTTGTAGGACTTAATTCAAAATCATTATCTGAAATCATAATTAGTCCAGATTCTTTATCCCAAAAAACATTTTCTACGGCTAGATCGGCGATGTCGCCTTTCATAACGTTTATTCCATCAACTTTTTCAATTGACACAACACTAGCAAATTGATTTGCTGGACTATCAACAAGGGATAGTTCAAATAAGTCATAATCTTTAATAATTCTAATTGGACGATCTACTTTTTCATCATATCCATCGTCCCATTTATTCATAATTCCACCGATTGAAAATCCAGAAAGGGTACCATCTAAAACCTTTTCCCAAGTGTTTTGCGCTCCTTTTGAAACGTAAGCAGAAACAAAAACTCCTGAGTAAAACTTTTTTGAGTCGGCATCAAAGTATTTATCTTCTTTAAATGAAACCATCTTACCAACTGCAGATGGTTGATGCATTTCTCTTATATTTCCTTTAAACGCAGCAAATGCTTTTATGCTTGCATCGCTTGTTACAATGTCATTTTGTTTGTCTAAATTATCAAGAGTTGCAAATCCCGAAACAATTCTGCGCTCTTGATCAATCTTTGAGATTGGCATAGACAATCTAAGATTGTTGCCATCCGATTTCCAATGCGCTTTATTAATGATATCCATATCCTTACTATTATACCAACTATTTTAATACTTTTTATTAATTAGAAGATCTGCCTTCGCCTTGTGCATTTCTTCCAGCAATTGTGGATGGGCTATCAGAATTATTGTTTGCTCTTTGTGAATCTCTTTCTCTATTCCCTGCTAAATTTGCTCTAGCATCTGTTTCTTGTCTTGGACTCATTTCAAATGGAGTGTCTCCATCTTTAATCATTGGCAATCCAAGTTTCTCTCTTGCTTCATTTGGCATCATTACTTGGGTTTTTACATACCGTTCAAGAATTTGAGACTGAGAAATTTCATCAGTAAGCGTAAGTTCGTTAAATTTAAGTTCAAGAATGTCGGTTTTTTCACGAATAATTTTGTTAATTAGTTTTGATATCTCATTCTGTGCTGGACGAGAAACCTGTTCTTTAAATGTGCGATCCTGTGCAAGTGCGTTGGCAATTGACCCAGAATCTCCTCCACCTAATTTAGACAATGGAACCTGATGGGCCACTAAAATATCGTTTCTATTTTGAAGTCTGTATTCTTTAAAAGATCCTTCTTGAACGCCATTTTCAATTGGCTTCATGTCAAACTCAACCTTACTATTTTCAGTATCTCCTGGAAGTGGAATATACAAGGTTCTGTGAGACTGACCTTTTAATCCAGTTTGTAAAAATCTAAACATTTTGTCTTCTGCATCTGCACTTAACTTAGCGCCTTTAAGTGTAATGATATATCTTGGCACTGCCTTGTTCTCAAAGTAATCAATATTGTAGTTTGATGCAAGTTGATCACCAATAAGTGAAGCAAGGGCTGAAATAATATCTGGAACTCCATAATAAGTATTTAATGGAGAGTATTGCTTAAAATGAATAACCTCATTTGGTCTCGTATCTGTTGTTACAGGGTTTTGATTCTTTGCCCCAAAATTTCTAAAGTATGTAACTGATGGTTGAATAATCTGAACATATCCGTCATTTAATCTGCGAACACGCATTGTTGTTGATGGAATATGACCAATGTAACCAATCTCTCCTGTTACTTTACGACCAATTTCCATGTATCCATTTCCAGTTGCCTGTACATCTACATAAATCTTTTCCATAATTTTTGTAAAACTGTCGTCATCGTTAAGGGTTTCTAACCAATCACGCATTTCAATCTTTGCTCTTTCAATTCTTTTACGAGCACGACCAAGAGAATTTTCATCCTCAACATTTTCAAGTTTTAGCATGGTACGTGAAGAAACAACAAAATCATAGCCAAGACCAACGACGTTTTCTACTTTAGCGTCGATAGCAGCATGGTTTGCAAAAGATGTATCGTAATAGTTTGCTAATTCATAAAGGTTATAAGGGGGTGTAATTACATCAAAAAGCCCATAACCATTTCTAACTGCTGTTCCTGGATTGATGGCTTTTGATTTTGTGTTATCTGTACCAGACTGAACTGCATTTGCGCTATCTAAATATGCGGAAGTTGGATCTACTGCCTTGCCAAGAGTACGAGCAGTGCGCCTTTTAAAATTTTGATCAAGATTGTTTAAATTTTTAATAAAATCCCAGTTTTTATTAAAAGGATCGTTCTTTTTAAATTCATCCTCTTTGTCTGCAAGATTATCAATACTTGCACCAAGATAGTAATCTTCTTCATCAATCATCGGAACCATGCTCCTTTATTGTTTGCTGTGCTGCATGAACTGCGCCTAAATCATTCATATTAGGAATGAGTCCTTCTTTCATTCTGGCAATCTGTTCAGAGTATTCCATTTCACTTACACGGTTTACACCAGGATGAAAAACTGGTTTTCCTTCTGGCTGACCCCAATATTCTGCTGCTTTGCGTAATTCCATGATTTTTTCAAGATCACCTTTACGTGCAGGAATGTTTAAAAGGTTTCCGTGACCATCTCCAAAGACCTTGCCATTGGGTTTTTCCCAAAAATATAAACCCCAATCATAGTTTTTTTCAATAAGTTTTATCTTGGACTTACCAACTTCTCCTGGTTTTTTCTCTCTCATAACCATTAGTATACCATATTATGCTGGAGGTAGTACAGAGTTTTGCCAAATAGCGTCTTGAATTACAGAAACTTCATCTGTTTCTAGGTAAATTCCTTCATTATCGTCTACAATAATTTTATTTGTTCCAGTATAGTTATTATAAACCTCACCAGCATTAACAATATACCTACTATCCCTTCTTTTAACTAAAACGTTATTCCAATCTGCGACTGGAAACTCGTTTGTAACGGTGTCCCAATATGCCCAACTCTCATCGTTAACTTCATCCCATGATCTATAAACATTGGACAACTCTAACTGTGACCTTGTTCCTTTATAAAAAGAAATGTTATTAAAGGTCATAAGGTTTCTTAGGTTAATTTTTCCACTAAAAGCATTAAAGTTTAGGTTACTTGGAAAAGACATGCCCAAAACTGTCCATCTCTGAATACTAAGCGTTGGATCAGAAACATACAATCCGTCTACATAATAATCAATTAAATTATAAGAAAGGTTGTCAGATTTTGTTTTTGCAAAAATTCTTCCTCTATCTGCATTTGATGAGTTAGCCTGAATGTAAAATTCTATAGTGTCAGCAGCATTTTCTATTTCAAATATTAAAACTGGGTTTTGTGGAAAACCCCATAAGTCTAATCTTAAAAATAATTGAATGGCACTTATAGAAAAAAGATCTATTTCTGTTGGATTAACATCAATAGAGATTCCACGATATAGGTTGGTTGTTCCTCCTATTAATTCAATACCGCTTTTTCTTGTTAGGTAAAGGTATGGTGCACTTTCTTTGTCAATTAAATATGAGTTTTGCGCCTTGTAGTCATACAATTCTGTTGATCCAGATTCTTGCTCTAAAACATATGGCTCTATATTTATTGCATATCTGGTTGTTATTGGATTAGGTTCTGTTGCATTAAAAGTTTTTGCAGCAAGTTCTAACTTTCTTAAAGAAACTTGATTGTGTAAAATACCAAAAACTTTAAAGGTTAAAAGATAAACTATTGCAATATTATTAAAATCAACTGTTTTTGATGGATAGATCAAGTAGTTGTCAACAACTTCAAACCTTTTTGTTTCCCAATTTGCTTCTTCATTTAAATCAAGAATTTTATTTTTAAGTGCTGGCATTGTTGTTGTGTATTCAAAATCTGTTTGTGTAACATTTTCTAAAATATTTTGAAAAGTAACAAATGCTCTTACGTTAGAATTATCTGTATTAATTGACTCACTATTGTCTATCCAATATCCAGACTCTTCTCCACTTTCTTCATCTTGAATTTCTGATGGTGATGGATAGTCAAAATTAAATTGAATAAAATCAATGTCTAAAACTGTTTCTTCTGAAACATTCAAAGAGTTTTTTGCAAGGGATGACAATGGAGTGTAGGATTCCCAATAGCCAAATGTTGCAATATCAATAAAAAATCCACCATAGTCTTCAAAAGAAAACAGGCTATAACTTCCAACATGATCAATAAAATTAGCATTTGCAACTGCAGTTCCGTCTTCTTCAAAATAAGTGCTTATTGTATTTGTATGCTTAAAAGTATTTAAAGATACTTTATAAATATTGCCAGTAAACATATTTGATGAATTAGGCCTACTTCCAATATATAGTTTTAATGATGATGGGTTTGAAAAGAATTGAGACAATCCATCTACTAAACTTTCTTCAAGAAGTTTTGATATTTGAATTCCTGCAGAAAAAATTCCTGTTGGGCATGCTACTGATTTAATAACTACTGATGGATCTCCTGGAGCAAGGTTATGTCTAAATAGATATTTTAAATTTCCTGATTCTCTTTCAATGCTAAAACTACTGCTTTCTTTTTGCAAAAACAATAAGGTTCCATCTTCATCTTCTGTGACTTTAAAAGTTCCAACAATGGAGTCTAAAGAGTTTGAAAGAAAAGAAAGATTTTCAAAATAAACATAAGAGTTACTCGTCCATTGGTTAGATGGCTTTAAAGTAAAAAACTTATTCGTTTCACTTTGAATTAATTTATTATCAGCCTCTAATTCTTTTAGAGTTTTTGTTCCAGAAGATCCAGTTAGAACAAAGTTGGGCAGGCTATAATTTGGTGTTTTTAATCTTACAACATCTGGAATTAGTGTATCTGCTGATCCAGAACTCCAGGCTCTAGTGGTTGGAAAAGTAACGTTGTTACTATAATTTGCAAAAGAATAATCTATTTCTGCAGTAGAACCCCCATAATATGAATCTATAATCTGCGGTGTTCTTGGAACTCCCTGACCTAAAATATAATGAATTTTTGCAGCATTGTTTAAAATAGAATAAGGATATATAGCAATACAATCTATTTTAATTTGATCTACAAGAGTTTCATAAGCATAAATTCCAATCCAATCATTACTCTTAGTGGTATCTTCAACTGAATATTGAGGTGGCAAAATCATGCTAGAAGTATTTATTGAAAGAGTTCCAACATCTTCTCCGTTTACCATAAGTGTTGCTTGATCTCTAATAAGTTTAATATGAATAATCATTGGCCTAAACCATTCGCCAACATAATGTGAAACAAAATTTCCATCAATAGCAAGAGTTAAAAAACAATCTTTTACATATAAACCATCTGTCGATGATACTGGACCTAAAATTCTTTTTGCATCTATTGTATTTACATCTGCTTGTAACCAAAATTCTAAAGTATAATTATTATTTCTTCCAGACTCATTTAAAAATCCGTAGCCTGGAAAAATAAATGATGGCTTTGAGTTAACAATTAAATCTTGCTCTGCCGTAAAAAAGTTAACATCTGACCAAGAATCTTCTTGATCTTCCCAATAACTCCAACTTTCATCTGCAACCTGATCCCAAGTTCTATAGTCAACAACTTCTGAATGTGGAATTATTTCAACAGCCCTAGCAGAACCATAAACAATTGGAACACCAAAATTTTTGGCAGTTAAAGAATTATTTTCTACAACATAATATCCTTTTTCTGCATTAAGTCCATAAGCATCTGCATCAACAATTCCTTCTAGTGATAGATTAATATCAGTTGGAAAAGTTCCTTTTGTTTGACCTAATGATGTTGCGTTAAACTCTTCGCTATGTTGACCTACAGCAATACCATTAAATTGAACATCATAATCTCCTGCGGACCCTCCATTAGAAGATATAATTTTAAAAACAATTTTAAACTCTGCATCAACATTTGTTGGAAATGTAAATGTTTTTGAAATTGGAATCCAGTCATTTAATTCAATATCTGTAATGGTTTCAAATACTGAAGTCACTACTGCTGGATCTCCACTTGAATACTCATAGCCAATAGCAATAGACTGAATCCTTGAAGTTTTTGCATAATAGTATGTGCTTATAGCAAAAGTTTGCAGTGTAGTATTTAAATCTTGAAAGTTTATTAAATTTGCACTTTTTAAATAAGATGTTATTGCTGAGCCAGTAGGTGTTGTTGGAACAAAAACCTTACGATGACTATCTGTAAAAGGCTCTGTTTGCTCTATAGAGTTTGCTATTGGCACTGATCCTGATGTGACTGTTCCTGCTGTTAAAGTCCAAGTGCTAATATTTCTTTGTGCTTCTGATATTAAAGAGATGTAGTCTGCGGAATCATCTAATGGCCAAATTGCAAGCGGATGCTCAGCAAAAATTTTCTCGGCATATAAATTAGAAGCAGTAGTCATTATTACTCTATTTTACCACACTAAGGCTTATTTTTAGTTGCTAGTTTCTAATTTTATTTCACAGTAATCTGTTGTGCAATACATTTCTCCAACGGAATCAAGATTCTCAATACCGTCATAAATTGCATCAAAGTTAATGTGAGCAACCTTTCCAACATAACCATCGTACTCTTCTTTAGTAATTTGTGTGTATGGCTGTTGTGGATAAGTATGGTTTCCCATTGGAAGAAAAGAAACTGCTTTTAATTGACCCTCGTACATATGAAGTGCTGGAGCAATATGTTTTGTTTCTGTTTCTTTGTCAAAAGATAAAGTCACAGATACCCCATTGTCCGACCAATACTTCTGTGTTGTTGCAGCAAGACCAATTTTTTCAAACAAACTTACATCCTTTTCTGATCTTAGATGTCCAGAAGATACTGGGAAATATACTACTGTAGTATTTGCTGATACTAAATCATCTTCAATTTTATACCCTGCTGCTTTAAATAAATGCAACATTGGATCTGTATTTCCAAAACGAATTGCACGTAAGAAATACTCTCCACCAACAGACCAATGAACTCCTGGAGATGCCCCAGAAAGCAATGAGACAGATCCTGAAGGCTTTACGGTAGTTACACGAATTGACTCACGAACACATAGCCATTCTGAATATTGCTTATCGTAGTGGCGAATCTTTTTATATCCTTCGTCCATCCACTCTCTGGTTGTTGGCATTCCATTGATATCAGTAAAAGATGCAATTCCAGTTAAAGATGTTCCAATTCTGCGGTTTCTTTGCATAATACCGTTTGTAATTTGCCAATGTGTTGGAAGCAATGTTACAGTTTTCCCATAAAGATATGCAAACTTTAGTGTACGCATAAAATCTTCTTTATCTGTGTGACGATTTAAATGAACTTCAACAAGTGTACAAAGTTCATAAGACTCTAGTGGTTGTTCCGCACAAGGATTAAAACCCATAACACGATAATCTTTTCCATCTGCTGGATCTG